TTATGTATTTGGAGCGATGAACGCTTCCGTCTGGGATGGCTGGTTCCCGCCATCAGTTGGTGACTCCTGCAGGATGTGCAGTTTTACGGCACAATGTCCTGCAATGGGAGGAAAAGATTTCCCATTACAAATCCAGGGAAAAGGAAAAGGAGATGAACTAGATGACTGAATCTATGTTCTCGTATACAGGCAAGTTGAACTCAACTGACCTATTCACCGTCCGAGGTAATAGCGTTAGTGAGTTTCGTGCCAACCTAACTGCTGCAGTTGAAGCAATCGCTGAAGCTGCTGCACTACAGCAATCACTTAACAATCGCTCAGGCGGTACAAGTGGTAATGCTTACACACCTAATGCAGATGCAGCAGTGCAGTTGCTAAAGGATGCTGGACTCAATCCAACTCCAGTTGCTACTGGCACAACACCACAAGCAATTGAAGTAATCATGGATCGCTACGGTAATGAATGGACATATGGACATCCAGATGCACCAGCACTACCAGACGGTCGTGGTAAGTACGCAAAGAAGAAGGGTACTTCCAAGGCTGGCAAGGCTTACGTTGGTTGGTTTGACCCAGCCAAGGGACCGAAGCCTTTTACTCCAGGTGCAACTGAAGCAGAAACTATCTGGGCTAAGTAACCATGCGTTCACTGTTGCAAGTAGTGGGGGTTGAATCTCCTGCTGGACATATGCTCCCAGAGATTCTGCCTCAACTTACTGGTTCACAAGTTGTGTTTCGTCAAGCGCAGTTGCACTTGATAGCAGCACAACCTGGTGGTGGTAAGACACTACTTGCACTGTGGTACGCAATTCAATCTAAGATTCCGTCACTCTACTTCTCGGCTGACTCTGACTCCCGAACAATAGCCACTCGTGCAGGGGCAATCCTTATGGAGAAAGAAGTCGCACAGGTTGAGAAGATGATGGACTCTGATGCATCAGTCCTTTTGGAAGATGCACTCGCTGATGGTGCAGGGCATGTTCGATTCAACTTTGATCCGTCGCCTTCGTTGCAAGACATCGAAGAAGAAATAGAAGCTTGGATAGAACTGCACGGCTCTGCACCACAAGCAATCTTTGTAGACAACTTAATGAATGTCGCTTCAACAAGCGACAATGAATGGACTGCATTGCGTGATGCAATGTCAGCATTCCACTACATGGCTCGTGAATACGAGTCAGCATTCATTGTTCTGCACCATGTATCCGAGAACGAGAAGATGTCCAAGCCTAACTATCCTGCTCCACGTAAAGCATTAATGGGTAAAGTTGCAGCGTTACCAGAGTTGGTTCTTAGTGTTGCACTAGACGGACAAGCAAACGCTTATCGCGTTGCTGTAGTGAAGAACCGACATGGTAAGGCTGACCCAACAGCAGAGAGTTACATCTCGTTGTCAGCGGAGGCAAGCCACATGACTTTGTATAACTCACCTGCCGAGTTAGCAAGAGCAAGGACAATGAGACAATGGCAGTAGATATTGAATTAACCCTAGATGAGATCTTGGACGCACTTCGTTTCGTCCACCTAGTGAGAGAAAATAAAAAACAATATGAAGTCACCGATAAAAAGTTTGACAAAAACAATTCGTCGTATTCGGTTAATCTTATGGGTCAGCTGGGTGAGATGGCGTGTGGCAAAGGACTTGGGCTACAAGTGGACAGAACGATTTCGCCGAGCGGTGACAACGGACACGACTTATCTACACCACTGGGAAAAAATATACAAGTCAAAACTTCCACGCTCCCGCAATTAATATTTAATGCACCAGAATTATTTGTATCTGACATCGCAGTGTTGGTGCAATTCTTTGGTGACAAACAACTACCTCATGTCGACAGCAAGTTTACTCTAGTTGGTTATGTGACACGTGAAAGATTTCTTGCGGAACATTACAAACATGACTATGGTTACGGCATTCGGTTAGTGATGGATGCTAATCAACTACAACCAATAGAGGAGCTCATCGATGGAATATCCAAACTTCAGCCAAGCTCGTTGCAGGGAAGTGGGTACTGAGTTCTTCTTCACAGAAGAAGATAACGAACGAGATACATCAATCTATTCGCTTGGCAAAACAATTTGTTCTGGATGTTTCGTAAGACAACAATGCTTAGAGTGGGCAGTAAGACATGAAGCTCACGGATTATGGGGTGGTATGACACCGAGAGAACGTATGATTATTCGAAGGAACAGAAACATTATTCTCGAGCAGATACTGGTGACTGATTATGTCGACACCAAGTAAACGTAAAGGTTCACAATACGAACGAGACGTAGCCAAGTGGCTAGTCTCGTATGGTTTTCCATGCGCTGAACGTGCGTATGGTGCAGGTCGTCACGACGATGTTGGTGACATTGATGGCATCGATGGCGTAGTGATAGAATGTAAGAACGAAAAGAAGATCACTCTCAGTGGCTATCTTCAGGAGTTGTCAGACGAGATGACTCATGCTGATGCTGAGACTGGCGTGGTGCTAATAAAAAAGCGTGGCACTACAAATGTCTCAGAGTCATACGCGGTAATGCCCGCATGGCTCTGGGCTGATCTGCTAAAACAGGCAGGTTACAATGGACATAGGTAACACAGTGACAGTGCGTTACCAACTGAAAAGAGGTAACTATGCGGTTGATCGCAATAACCGTACTAACAACGTTGATATCACTATCAACGCCAGCAACAGCAATCTCACCGAAGATGACTTTGGAAAAGCGTATGATAACGCTCGACAAAGAATCAGCGATAGAGCTTGCGATAAGCACAGTAACAACGGACAAACGAGAAGCATCTTGTGCGAAGAAGATCGCGTACAAGGAGAGCCGTTACAACGTGGACTCGTTCAACAAATCGAGCGGAGCACGTGGAGCGTGGCAATTACTATGGGGAAAACCCGAGTGGTCACTACTCAAACAAACATCAGAAGCACACAAGTATGTGCTTCATCGTTACGGAACTTGGTGCGAGGCACACAAGTTCCATCAAGAAAGGAATTGGTATTAAGTGAACCAGCCTGAGTTCTTAGAAGCAGTCTTCAATCATTATGGATTGGACTTACCGCAAGGTGAGAAGTCAATTCTCTGTCCAGTACATGATGACTCTCGTAAGTCTGCTTCGGTGAACTCAGACAAGGGCGTCTGGGTATGCTATGCATGTAGTGCTGGTGGTTCTGGTATACAGATCATCATGGCTCGTGAGAACTTAGCATACCCAGAAGCTCGGTCATGGGCTGAGAAAAATATTGGCAAAGAATCTTCTACTCCGATTGTTCACAATCGTCGCAGTAAGAAGAGTGGGCGGTGGACACCACCAAGGTTGAGGTCTAGATGACAACGATCATTGGTATCCAACAAGATAACGGCTGCATTCTTGCAGCTGATTCACGTACCACTGCAATGAATAGACCGTACTCACATCCAATTGTTACTAAGATTAGTAAGCGGGGTAAGTGGTTAATTGCTGGTGCTGGGGATGTGCAACCATGTGATGTGATACAACATGTGTGGAAACCACCTGCAATCCCAGCTAACATCAAAGACATGTATCACTTTATGATTACAACTGTAGCCCCAAGCATTAGAGAATGTATCAAGGAGTCTGGCTATGTACCAGACAAAGATGATGCAGATGCAGGCTTCGAGTTTATACTTGCAATCAATGGAACCATCTACCAAGTAGATGATTCTTATTCTGTTTACTTACGTGACGATGGGCTGTATGGCGTAGGATCAGGGTCAAGCTTTGCACTTGGTGCATTAGCAGGTGGCGCAACATGGAAACAAGCAATGCAGATTGCTGCTCGCAATGATGTATATACTGCACCTCCATTCATTACACACAGGCAGGAGAAACCATGAAGACTAACCCCAAGCTCATAGATCTCTGGACTAAAGCAGCACACCAATACCATGAAAGCCTTGCTGGTTCACCAGCAGAGGCTTACCTAACACAGCGTGGCATCCTTGATGGAGCCGAAAAATTTTTACTGGGATATGTAGCCGAGGTTGCACCTGGTCATGAGGACAGACTTCGACATCACCTATCCATCCCCTATATAACAGAGGCTGGTGTAGTTGGGTTTAAGTTCCGTCGTATTGACGGCGGTGATCCTAAGTACATGATACCTACAGGACAGAAGCACCACCTGTATAACGTCGATGCAATACTTCATGCAGTCAATCAAGTGCTAGTAGTAGAGGGAGAAATAGATGCGATTAGTGCGACTCTTGCTGGGTTCCCTGCTGTTGCCGTTGCTGGCGTTAATGCTTGGAAGCCTTATTTTAGTAGGTGTTTTGATGGTATTGGCACTGTCATAATTTGTACAGACAATGATGCTAAAGAGGATGGCTCTAATCCAGGGCAGGAACTTGCTCGTCGTTTACAGGATGCCATACCCCAAGCTGTCCGCGTGTCGTTACCGCCTGATAGCGATGTTAATAGTATAATTGTAGACCAAGGAGCGCAAGCATTAGCTGATTTAGTTAATGCAATTAACAACTGAAAGGTGCTCCGTTGGCGACGAACAAATTAACCATCGATAATTTCCAAGAAGATGCTCAGGAAATTTACGATCAGCTTCTGTCTATCTTGGTTATGAAGCAAATCGATTACGGTCCACTAAACATTTGGAATGCACCTGGCGGTGCGACCAATGGGTTGATGGTTCGTATGTCTGACAAACTTGAACGACTAAAGAATCTTATATACAACTCCATTGAACCTAACAATGAAGCTCTCGAAGATAGCTTCATTGACATTGCCAACTACGCAATCATTGCGCTGATGGTAGAGCGAGGTATCTGGGAGAAGTATGCCACGCAACAGAAATAAAACATACAAAGAGCAGCGAGTATCACGCATCCGTAGTTACGGTATTAGCGTAG